GCTTGATCTCGCTGGCGACGATGGCCGCGAGGTACTTGCCCGCAGGCAGGGGCTCGAAGGGGGCGTTGGGTTCGACTTCGTTCGCGTTGAATCCGTTCAGGTCAGCCATTGGGAGTGTCCTTTCCGTCATTGGGGATTGTGGTCATTGCGGTGATGAGGGCCGTCCACGTCAGTGGAAGCTCGGCCGGGAGGGCGTAGCGGTTCTTGGCCACGCAACTGGGGCTGCCGACACAGCGCAGGACGCGCTGCCCGCCATCGTGGCCGAGGCCGGCGGCGGTGGTGCGTTTGCGATTGAAGCCGGCGTCCTCGGTCTTGGTGATGATCTTCCGCGTGGCGAACAGCACCGCGTCGGCCCACTCGGTGACCAGCGCGTTGGCATGCTTGTGCAGGCGGGGTGAGTAGCGATCGTACGCCGAGTGCTCGGGGTCGTCGAACTTCTCGACCTTGGCGTGGGCCAGTGCGATCACGCACATGCCGCGCCGCAGGCGCAGGGCGTCCAGGCCGTTGAGTACGGTGCGCCAGTGCGTCAGGGCGTGGGTGTAGCCCCGGGCGTAGCCGCCGTCGACCTTCTCGATGCTGGCCACGCCGTACTGCTCGCACAGCACGTCCCAGATCAGGCGTTCGAGCCAATCGAGGCTGTCGATTACGACGCTCTGGTAGTCATGCTCCTCATTGAGCAAGGCGCTCAGTGCGTTGGTCACCTCAGCGAACGTACCGGCCAGTGGGAAGCTGTCGCAGTCGATCTGGTCCAGCCCGTCCTCGGTGGGAACGAAGATCGGCTTTGGCGCCTGGCTGGCGATGGTGCTCTTGCCGATCCCCTCGATGCCGTATATCAGCAATCGGGGCGGCGAATACCGCTTGCCAGAGTGAATCTGTTGAATCAATGACATTGGATGTCCTTTGTGCTTGGGGTTTGTGTTTGAGTTCTCTTGGGTGGCTGGCCAGCCAATGGCAGGTACGGGAGTCGAACCCGCGAGCGAAGGGTCATGAACCCTCAGCTGCCCGGCCCTGCCGGAACGTGCCCGGGCGGGTGTAGGGAGTCCGGCCGCTTCATCCGTGTAGGCATCCCTGCCATACGGCACGCCGTCCCGCCCGGGCACCGGAGGTCAGCTACGGGTAGTCGAGGAGGCGAATCTCCTCGTATCCCGTAGGGAAGTGGTCGACCTGGATCGCGGCACGGAGTCGCGTGATGGCCGCTTCGTTCTCGCGCCGCGCGGCGGTCAGCGTCTCGTCGCTAATCCGCCAGACGCCGCAACGGAACGGCTCGGTCTTCTCGACGGCGATGAGGTGGACCGGGACGTACTGCCCGATCGCTTCGGCGAGTACGGCCTGGTAAAAGGCGAGCTGGTTATGGTACCGGCGACGGCGGGCGTCGTTCTCGAACCAGGTCAGATCGCTGGTGGTCTTGAGGTCGACTACTCCCTCGTGCGGATGCGACCAATCCAAGCGTACTTGGCATGGCACGCCGCAGTACATTTCACGCACAACCCCCTCGGCGCGGCCGTACAGGATCAACTCCACCGCAGCGTCATTCATGGACACGCCCGTGGCCATCTTCTCGATCAGGTCGACCTGGTCATGCGACAGGACGGGCTTGCCCTGTTCGTCGGCCCAGGCATTGAAGGCCTTCGTGTTCGAGCCGAACGGCTTCTGGGTTTTGGGATTGATGGGGCCGCCGAGGGCGAATTGCGTCTTGTACTCGTCGTAGCCTTCGAGGATGCGGGCGTGGGCAGCGCGCCCCACGAGCATCGCGGGCGTATCGTTGTCGCTCACCAGGCCAAGCTGCTTCTTACGGTACAGCCAGGGGCAGGCCATGAAGTCCAGCAACTGGTGGCTGGAGAGGTGTTCGCTGGCCTTGGCGTGGTACTCGTCGGCCGGTTCAACGGCCAACACACTCAAGTCGATCTGGATCTCATCGTTTTGCGGCATATCGGACTCCCGTGACGCCGGCGACCATCGCCTGCATCTACAGTGCTTATTGCCGCAGAGCCCCCGGATTCAGCGGTGCCATCCAAACTCACATGAGCCTCATGTCACCGGTGTCACGCCCTCACATGAGGCTCATATGAGCCGTTTGGCACCGGTGCCATCCTCATGTGAGCCTCACAATGAGCCTCATGTGAGTTTGCCCGCTCACATCCATCGATAGATACGTGTCACCGGGCTGGCCGTGACCATCGCTCTCAGTCGTTCGGGACAGGCCCGGACGCGAACGAAGCAGCGGTTACGGAGAGCCGGATCATGGAAAAGAGTCGAATCAGAGAGCTGTATAAGCAGTACGTCGGGGCGATGGAGGATTGGAAAATCAAGCTGGTAATAGGGCGGTTGAGGCATTTTCGGGTGCCGCCGCAGGCGTGGGGCGACATCGCGCAGGAGTTGGCGATCGTCGTCCACGAGTTTCACTTCGATCCAAGCAAGGCCCACGCCGCCAGTGAGAAGACGATCCTCTGTCGAGCGATGGATAACCGCATCCGCATGCTGGCGCGGACCAATGCCCGGCGCCTGGCGTGCCTGGATCGTCTGGCCGAGATGGCCCAGCCGGTCGAGGATACCCGCCGGCCCGAGGACGCCTCGGTCAAGGACGAACTGCGACAGATCATCGCCACGCTCCCCCCGCTGCAACGAGAGATATGCCACGGACTCATGGCTGGCGAGAGCCTCCTTCAGATCGCCAAACGCACGGGCCGCGCCTGGACGACAATCAACCGTCACGTCCGACACATCAGCAAGGCCTTCGCCGAAAGGGGGCTCGATCGATGGTTTGCATGAATACATCCTGCGCGGTGCCTCCCACGGTCGACGGGAGACTGGATGAACTGGCCGGAATCCTCGCCCGTGGCGTGCTTCGCGCGGAGGCAAAAAAGAGTGGTTGTGGCCGGAAAACCGCCTTGAGCTTCCCGCCGAAACGAGGCTCAGTGTCACCGGCTCCGACGGACCAGAAGACAACGAGGTGACACGATGAAGAAGACCGTGTTGAAGCAGATCGACGAGCTGAACCGCATGTCGATGGCCGAACTCCGTAAGCGGTGGCGTGATCTGCTGGGGACCGACCCCGGCAGGTTGGGCCGGCAGTACCTGATTCGCCGCCTGGCGTACCGCATCCAGGAACTGGCCTACGGCGGGCTCAGCCGCGATGCAAGGCGGGAACTGGCACGGGTAGCCAACGGTTCGACGCCGAAAGTGGTGGCCGAGGAAAGGAAGCGGAAGAAGAAGGTGCTCAGCCCAGGCACGCGACTCCTGCGTGAGTGGCACGGCGAGCGCTACGAGGTGACCGTCAAGGCCGATGGATTCCTGTACGACGGCAGGCTCTACCGCAGCCTGACGGCCGTGGCCCGGGCCATCACGGGCTCGGGCTGGAGTGGCAATCGCTTCTTCGGCCTGACGCCAACAACCCGCTCGAAACGGGACAAGACATGAGCAAGACCAAGCCCACCATCCGTTGCGCGATCTACACGCGCAAGAGCCATGAGGAAGGCCTGGACCAGGAGTTCAACTCGCTGGACGCCCAGCGCGAGGCCGGCGAAGCCTTCATCGCGTCCCAGCGCAACGAAGGCTGGCAGTGCATCCGCAAGCGTTACGACGACGGCGGATTCTCCGGCGGCACGATAGAGCGCCCGGCGATGGTGGACCTGATCGCGGACATCCAGGCCGGACGCATCGACTGCGTGGTGGTCTATAAAGTCGATCGCCTCAGCCGGTCGCTACTGGATTTCGCCAAGCTGATCAACCTGTTCGACGAGCACGACGTATGCTTCGTGTCCGTGACGCAGCAGTTCAACACCACGACATCCATGGGGCGGCTGACGCTGAACATCCTACTGTCGTTCGCCCAGTTCGAGCGGGAGATCATCGGCGAGCGGATCCGTGACAAGAAACTCGCCACGGCCCGCCAGGGCAAGTACATCGGCGGTCTGCCGGTCCTTGGCCTGGACATCGTGGACAAGAAGTACGTGGTCAACGAACGTGAGGCCAAGCTGGTTCGACGCATCTTCCGAATGCATGAGAAGCTCGAGTCCTGCAGGAAGGTCGCCGTCGCCCTCAATGCTGAAGGCATTCGCACCAAGCAGTACGTCACGAAGACGGGCAAGGAGCGGGGGGGCAAGCCGTGGACACAGCGCAATGTCCACGCTCTATTGACCGATCGCAAGTACATCGGGCAGGTCGTTCACAAAGGCAACGCCTATCCAGGTGAGCACAAAGCCATCGTAGCCACCGACCTCTTCGATCGTGTCCAGGCCCGCCTTCGGGCCAATAAGACCTACACGCACAAGCACCAAGTCAAACGATTCGCGCTGCTTCGTCGGATGCTGCACTGTGGTCACTGCGGTAGCCTGGTCCAGCCGAGTTGGGCGAAGAACCACGGCCGGGAGTATCGCTACTATACGTGCGCCAAGAAGATCAAGACGGGATACGGCAAGTGTCCCCTGCCATCACTGCCGGCGGGAGAGATCGAGGCGGCAGTAGTCGATCAACTGCGCGCACTGCTGCGGCACCCCGATGTGATCGCTCGGACGTATCGCGAGGTCCGCAAGTGCAGCGACGGGGCAGTGGACGAGGCGGCAGTGGCTCGCCTGGACGAACTCCGCAAGCGACACGAGCAGACGAAGAAGTCCATCCGCACCATGCTCAACGTCGGCGATCAGGACGAAGGCTTCATGGCCG